GCCTCCCAGGATATCAACCGGCGTTTAATATAACCAGCGGCTCCCAATCTCCCTATTCCTGTTAAGTCCATAACAATCTCCTTAAATAAACCCCTCCGAAGAGGGGCCTATTAGTTTAACTCCCCATTAGTCCGGGAAGCAAAGGTTAGCCATACTAGCTACAGCGCCTGCTTCGATACCATGGGCAATAATCTGCAAGGTACCATCAGTAGAAGCCGCTGTACTACCGGCTGCTGCTGCTTCCAGAGCAATGTTATTAGCTCCGGCGGTACCCAAGATACTACCTACACCCGCGGTTTGAACCCACAGATAGTTGGTCTTGCTACTGGTGGCCGCTGTAGTAGAACGAACTGCTACACCAACCAGGTCCAACGATGCAGTACCCTGAATGAGCAAGTGATACCGGCTCTTCTTCAGAATAACATCATCCTCAGCCGTAACTGCCACTGCCAGGCGATCATACAGGGTAAGAATGATGGTATCATCCACCGTGGCAACAGTCGCTGAGATCGTGCTACTTTTGATCTTATACGTCTGTTGACCTGCACCACCCTGCGTAATGGAGATGTACCCGCCGGCATACTGATTAACCAGCGTAACACCTGCCAACACTACCGAGATAGTCTTGGATCCTGCACTAACGGCTACTGCTGTGGAGGTAATCTCTACCCCTTCAGCTACCGTTCCTGCAGTCTGACCTGCTACTAAGTTAGCATCAGTAGAGCAAAAGACAAACTTGCGTCCATCTTGAAACTCACAACGCTGACCTACCCAAGGCATGCGGTTCTGTTTATAATTCTGATCACCTTCTACATATACATCATAGATACTACCGGTGATTGTGGCTACTTGCTGTTGTGTCCGAGACATTTTTAACCTCCTGGCTTTCGCCAATTAAGGATTGACTAGGTGGGTCAGTCTCTTAGACCCACCATATAACAGGTACACCCTGCCATACATTTAGTTCGACTGATTAGTTAATCTCAGTCATAACTCCATTTTTATTGAAGTTATTGAACAACAGGTTACATACAGTAACAACCTGCGCGTAACGGTCAAGACCATTATGCTTATACTTCCATGCAGTCATTTCCATGAACGCATCAGGATCGTATGCAAACTCCATTGTGTCAGAGTTCAACATGTACATAGTCTCTGCAGGGCATTCCGGGTCCCAAGTAATAGGAGCACCCTTGAATGTCAAGTTACCGAAACCAAGGTCGCCCTTCTGGCTTCCGGTATTACCACCCATCTGCACCTGACCAAGCGTCAGTACCTGATCCTCATACTCCTCATAGATAGACTGAGTAGTGATGATCATGTCCGGGGTCATGCGACCTTTACCCTTCTTCAGGGAGCAGGTGTTATACAGATTCCGCATGTAGGGAATAAGGTTATCTGCCAGCGTGCCGGAGAATACCTTAGTCTGGTTCGTAGTATAGTCCTGCGCACTACGATCCAACCCGCCTACCGTTCCCGTAGTAGGAGTAGAGGAGATAAGTTCCGGCAGAGTGTTCACAGCTTTGTCACCGGCGGAGACCCAAAGACTAGTTGCCAATGTGGACGACAACGTTTCCTTATGGTTCTCAAGCATGTCTTTAACGTAGCTACGAATCTGAGCCTTACCCTTATTCTTCATTTCATCATCCCAATAACGAACAATGGAATCACCGAGGTTCTTCCGTTCGTACTGGAGACGAGTCCAGAGTTCTTTCTCTGCTTCACCAAACGTATCGCCACGGCCAAACCATTTCTGGTTCTGATCAGCCATATCATACGTAATCGGAAGTTCAAAGTACCGGCCATTAGGCATACGGGACTTGATACGATTCTTGGTTTGGAGCAGGTCGAGCAATGGCGTAATCTGCCAGATATCCCCAAACATTTCGCTCCTAACATCGTACCACGTATTGGTAACAATGTTGTCAACGTACTCCTGCTTATAAAGCATAGCGGCGTTGCTGCCCAAAGGCATTGATAGTTCTTTACTCATTGTGTATCCTTAATATTAATCTTCTGCAAAGGGATCACCTTTCTCGGCTATAAACTTATTTATGTTCGCGTCTATTGCATCATCTATACTTAAAGGTTTCTTATCTTTGCCCTCATCATCATCATCATCTGACAAATCATCATCGGCTAGATCAGTCCTCGCACTGGATAATAGTGTCTTATCCTCTTTCTTCTTAGCTTCCTTCTTCTCTTCTTTCTTTCCTTTGCTTCCCTTCCCATCATCAGCAGTAGGAGCTTCTCCAGTCTTTGGATCAATCTCCAGCGCCCGGCAGGCCATAGCATAACTGTCCTCCAGGGTTCTACCTTTATCGTAGAAGGGTTGCATCGCTGCTACCACATCAGGATTAGCCATCCCTTTGTTCTCTTTAGAAAATTTATTAATACGACTAGCCTCTTTATTCTTCTCACCGGCTGTAGCTCTCTCAACTGCACTGGCTTCAGTCTCTGCCAGTTTAGTGTTAAAATGCTTCACTATCTTAACCAGTTGGGCTTGGTGCTTAGCACTAAGGGACTTCATGTCATCATCGTCTGTGATCTCTATAGCAGTTAGAAGATCTCCTAACTCACCACTGGTGCTCTTTTTCGTTTTCAGGGCTTCCACTACTTCCGGGTCCTTCAACATCTCCAGCATTTCTTTCTTCGTCATCTATTGTATCCTCGCTTTCGTTGGTTTCTTTAGCTTCTTCGGGTTCTAGTTCAGGTTCGGTATCAATAACTAGATCATCATCAAGATTCTCTAGCGGTTCAGCTTTCGCAAAGTTCTTCTCAAAGGCCGGATCAGGACCAGGGATATTATCTAGAGCGGCTTTAGCTTCTGCCTCTGCTCGTATGCGAGCTGTCTCTGTCTCACGCTCCAGTAGCTCCTGCCGGCGTTCTTCGATCTGAGCCGCTTCATTAGCTTTATATGTAATAGCTCTGTGCCGGCGCATAGCTCTCTGCAACTTAACGGAGAGGGCATTAAACTTACGGGCTGGAATAGAACCGGATAGCTCTATCTCTGTATCCGCATCATCGTTAAACTTAATAATTATCTGTCCTGTTACCATTTTGCTCTCCTGCTTCGCTGTTAGTTTCACTGGGCAAACGCGCCCCCAGAGACTGTAGTCCCTGCATATTCTGTGCCGCCTGTGGGCCATTAGCTCCATCGGAGAGCTTCCTCTTTTGTAACTCCTCCCAAGCGGCCAGTTCCATCTCACCAGACATCTGGGGCAGAACCTGACTGACATCTATCCATTCGTATGTACTAAGCAACTGCTTGATAAGTGGCATAGTATTCATGCCGGCAGTCTGCATATTACCAAGCAGACCCAGCAGGTTAGTAGCTTCTGCCTTCCGGCGCTCACGCGAGACAGGAGCCAGAGATTCTACATTAACCTCAGTAACTAGACCGTGCTCTATATTCTTAAGCTGTTCCGGCGCGGCTTTAACCCAGTACATAGCTCCATCTACACCAACAACCTGCTCTATGATAGGGCCGGTCCAGTGTTTAGCTATCAACATATTAGCACGGATAACATGCCCGCGAATCATCTCAGCTATATCATTCCTTCTATAGGACAGTCTGGTAGTACTACTGCTCTCTGCAACCTGAGTTTCATATTTAGTATGCCTTCCCTTAGATTGCATCCCCATCTGGTTGGGTCCGAATCCGTTAATAAGCTGGGCATCGTTGAGCAGGTCTTTCCCATATTCTCTATTACCTATAAGGCTATTGGGCGGGGTGAACATGTAGATATGTTTCCTGATATCATCCTCGCCACCCTGCCCTAATTTAGCTTCAATACCCGGGCCTACCTCGGCCAATAACATCTGGGCAACCTCTTTAGGGGAGATAACAGAGCTATCATAAACAAATTTCGGAAGGCTGAACCGGCGCATATACATACTGTGCATACGTAACTCATCACCCTCAAGCTGCTGACTCATGATATACTCTGCATCTGGAGTACCATATACGGAGGAACTGGTCTTATTAAAGGAGGTTATCTCGAACGGCAGACCAAATACCTGTAGTGGGTCCTCAGTTGGCGGGACTATATACTTCCCATGGGTTCCCAACCAGCAGAACTTACCACTCTCTGCATCATGTATCTCCCAGAAATGGGTCCACTTACTCTGGTCTTTATGCTTCCAGATGTGCCGCTCCATAGCCAGTACAGCCTCGGGTATCTTAGTAGACTGGACATTCTTCAATCCCTTCTTCCCCTTAAGGAGTTTGGTAGGAGTCGAGACGAGCTTAGCAGCCCATGGACAGTTACGCATAGCCCGAGTACCTACAGCAACCACAGAACGATGGGATGGAATGGAGTCCACCCACGGCATGTTCTGCGCCCGAGCTCTGTTAGTAGTACCATCTACATTACCGAACATGTCCTGTTTATCATTCTCAAGCTCGTCCGACTCCGTACCAAAGTCATAACCAATCTGCGTGGCTGTAGTGTTATGGAGATAGCTGCTGAGAACTACCTCTTTAGCAACCTCTTTAATCTCACTCTTCCTGATCCAGCTATTGTCAATACTATCCCATAGACTGGCCACGAAGGTCATATCATCACGTGCCGGCGAGTTAATAATGCCGGGTGCCTGAAACACTAGATTAGGAACCAACGTCTGACCCATCATATAGATAAGGTTAAAATGCGGCATTGACGCAGTTTCTTCAAATTGGTGACTGTACATCTTATCTATCATAGGCCAGTGGTTTTCAAAGCTATGCATCTTGCGCCACTCCAGTGCCCGCGTGATACGAGTGTGCCACATAGTCTCTTCTCTATTTGCTAACATGCTCTTCATAATATCCCCTAACGTGAAGTCTTTGCTGCCCCTGTACCGAAAAGGAACATGATAATAGATATAACGCTGAACTTAAACCAATCAGCTATTACAAATCCATCAGCTTGTAGTACTCTCATGTTCCCACCCCAGTGGAATATACCTAAAAATGACTTACGAGCTGTTTCGTATACTATACTAACCGGCACATCCTTGTGAAAGGCTACAATAAGGATACCCCCAAAAGCAACAAGTAATACTGTAATAGCAGCAAACTTACGCAACCAGGGACTAGATCGCTTAGCCGCTTCATCCGCTAGGTGGGAACTATTAGTTGCTCTCTCCATGCCAAGCTTTATCATAGTGGTCGTATCTGCTTGGCGTTGTGCCATAAGCTTCATACCAAAGCCGCCTACAGCACTTACCATACCTACTACCACCTCTACAGGTAATCCAAACATTACTCGCCTCTCTTACTAAACATATTGGGGAGAACCTTAGCTGCCTTAGCAAAGACGTTTCCCCCGGCTACTATAGCATATACAGAAACTATACACTTTGCACTTATCTCGTTCAGGTCTCCGAAGAGAGCTAGGATAAAGGCAAGAGTTAAGGAAAACAGACCGGCATTGTACTTGCGCTCTCCTGTTACTCCCGTTGTTTCAACTAGACCCCATAGTATTTTCATAAGTGCACCAGTTTAACTATCAGACTAATGACCGAAATAGTAATTGTAATAATAACAGCAGCAGTAGGCCATCCCATACCTCGATGGTTCCTACGACAGTCTGTTAACTTAACTTCAAGTTGTTCTTCTAATACATCTACCGTGACAAAGTCTGCAAGAAAGAAAGGTTTTAATGCCCGTATTAGAAAGGCAAGTGCTTTACCTACATCCCGGGGAGTTGAAGCTCCGCCATTCTCCATATTCTTTGCATGTTTCTCTGCCTCGTGGTAAAGCGTTTCTTTAGCATTACTGTTTCCGTTTGCCATTATAGTCCCTTTCTACTGGAACGATTCCGTACCCCAGGAATCATTTTCTTATAGTTCCGCTTAAACAAATCTCTACCGTTCTGCTTAGTTACTGGTTTAGGTGCATCCTGCACTATGCTCCTACCGACTAAGAGTAACTCACATCTATGACAGTGTGTACCTATCTCATTATCCCCGATAGGATTGCCACACTCTGCACAATATCCCACCACCTTCATTCTACTACTACCTTATAAAAGCCGGTCAGTTCATAGGGTTTCCATACACCTATCACTTCCCACTCGTTGGTCAGGCTGAGTCGCCACTTGAGCTTTACTACGGGACGGGTCTCCTGATCTACCTCGGCTCTCACATTAGCCTCTACCTCATCCTTAATGTAGGAGGGCAGTGCTTCATATATAGCAATATCCATCTTTGGCGGAGTGGGATTAGTACTCACCTCGGTGGGAAAGGCCGGCAGGTTCATCGGAACTATGAGCTGTACCTCTTCCGGCAGACTATCATATATAACCGGATCAAACGGGATGTTGCCCTCGATGAGAGCCTCTTGCTCAGGTGTTGGTGAGTGCGGTGGCAGGGTCTGGGCCTGCGTTGCCAGTTGGAAAAGAAGCCAAATAAATAGACCTATCAATACACACAGCTATTCGTTTCTTACTCATAACGTTCCGCCCATTTAGTAGCCTGTGCTAGTTCAGCCGCTGTAAACCCTGCAATAGAACCCTGCGCGTAAAGACCAGACTCCTTAACAACATCAACACCGTCAGCATCCTCCACCTGATCCACTTGATCCTGTGTCAGGTTGGTGCGGGCTAACCACTCGGCATAGGTATGGCTGGTAAACTCTCCGCTATCCACCCACCAAGAGTCATAGTCTACTGCTGTTGTAAAGTTAGCAGAAGTATAGCCTGTCTTTGGGGGGAAATATGTATCTGATACAACAGTTTCCGAATCAATAGTGTCATCCACAGTCCAATTACCTGCACCATCATGAGAAACAGTAATTATATCACCCAAAGAATACCTGTACCGAGGCTTACTGTTATACATATCCAGATAAGGGCAGACAAAGAAAACCGTGTCATACGTAACTACAACACTAGGAACTATTCTAGGATCAGTCTGCTTATACTTAACCGAAGCTCCGTTGGCTACTTTACCGCCGGGGTTTGTGATGGGATTACCGTCTGCTGCCGCGCTTCCGTCTGCTAGAGCAGGTATCTGAACTGCTCCGTCAAGCCGGAATCCGTTCAATGCCGCATAGCTGGGGATTCCGTCTGCGGTTGTCCATGTCGCACCTGAGATGGTGCCGTCGTTGCCATTGCTGGATACGTCATAGAGTTTAGTGCCTGAGCCGGATTCAAATACATAGTGCCTTGTGATATTTTCAGAGGATGTTCCAGCTTTAAACAAACACCACTTTAAAGGTGAGTTTACAACATAAACTCCAACAGTGGAATGCACCGCACCTAATGCCAGTCCTGTTCCGCCGGAGAAGTCTGTTGTGTTAGCTTGTGAGCCAGAGTAAACCGCATCAGTTGTTACATTTGTTAGGTTCCATGATATAACCCCCGATACCCGTTTGACATATCCGTGAATAACATCATTATCAGCAATAGACCCAGAGGGTACTATTTGCTGAGACGGGCCTATGTCTACCCGTGTTATATCATCATCGACCAAGAAAATAAGTCCACCGACGGTAGATGCATATTGCAAAGAAGACCACTTCCCGGACGAGTGAGCATCTCCATCGCAGAATAAATATGATTCTTTCTTGTACACATACACAAACGAAACTTCGTAATAGAAATCCGCCAAGCCGAGTCCGGTATTTAGAGCAGATACATAATCATCCACCCCATCAAATGACAGGCAAGGAACCTCACAAATCTCAGCCTGATCCAGCACCCCCACGGAATCCGTAAGGTGTAGGCCGTCCGTCGTTCCAGTCAGGAGTTGTATCAGGTCAGCCCTGTTCGGCAACTGTACTGCCAGACCAGCTCCTGCTCTAAATGGTAATCCAAACCCTAGTCCCAAAGACATGACTATGCTCCATTACGGTTCTTACTAAGAGGCGTATTGATCATCTGAACAATGCCGGACGCCAGAGTGATAGATGTTATATTGCCATACAGAACAAACCCGGCTGACAGAGAAGCCCCATCCAGAGCAGCATAATTAGTAATGGCGGGTTGTACTACCGGATTGGCCGCTCCCAATACTGTATCGGTAACAACCAACATTGCCATCCAGTCACCTGTATGCGCCGCGGTATCATCTACATATTCTCCACCACTCTCAGCGGCCAAATTCTTTACACTTACCTGTTGCATAATAATCTCCTAGTAGTACATCTTACCATTTCTATCCAATCCGACTCCAATATCAGCGGCACCCATTACGTTCAAGCCGGGGCTCCCTTCTCCACGAGCCATTCTATTCCGGCTACTAACCTCGGCATATGCTTCTTCAAATTCATCTATCTCAGGCTTGGCCTCAATGGGAGCATCAAAGTTCTCGCTGCGCCAGACCTTACGGTGCATACTCCAGCTGTCTATGATATCCACCAACCGGCCACTCGGGAACTGCAGGAGTTGACTCTCCGTCTGATCACTTAGCGAGCCACGGACAAAGTGGATTCTCCTTTGCTGGAATGCAGGTTGCATACCCTCTATCCGAATCTCCTTGTTCCCACGCTTAGCCTTAACTATATCATAAACCTTCAGACCCCGCTTCTTCCTATGGTTCATCATGTTTATGATAATATACTTCAGTGCTGCTTGATACGCCTCCTGCTCTACTATGATAGCCACGACCGGCGTATCCTCACTGTCATACTTATCAGCTGTCTGCAAAACCTTTTTAGCCAGAGCAAAGGGTAACATATGACCGGCTACGTCCTCCTGCCAGTATTCATGCCGCTCGCCCTGCTTATTCAAAACATGTTGGTTAACTGTAATAGCAGACTCGCAGGCTTCATCCTTCTCGGAGATAGCCGGGTCAACTGCTATAGTTATCTTACCCTTCTTTGGTACATCCTTCTTATCCATCCAATGCATGTCTGTGGACTTAAACACTCGCAGACTATCATCAAGCGGCTTATTAAGGTAGAGCATACTATACATATACTCTCCAACACGTCTCTTAATAATATCCAGTGTTTCTCTGTCATAGAAGACCTCGAACATTGGTGTACCATCTTTCTTCTCGCCGGGCATGTCAAAGTATTTATACTCTTCCTTGTCCTGAACATAGCTAACAAGGTCCTCCATGGCCCAGCGGGTCGAGACTATTATACTCAACCTAAACTCTTTCGGCACGAAGAGGGACATACTGGCCTTATGGAAACCTATAGCTTTCTCAATGGTATCCCGGCTAGGCCGAGTTAAGTCCTCTTTCATCTCATCTACATCCGGCGCTGTAGTATCATCTTCACAGATAACATTATAGTGCCGGCCGGTGAGGGTAGTATTAGTTCCACCACACTCGAACGTAGCTTCATCAAAACTGGCCGAGCTGCTGGTCCGTGGTATACAGGCTCCTTCATCTGACCATTGATCACCCTGCCTACCTGTTCGTGGTAGTAACTCCGGGAATAGAGCCTTAAACAATCCTATAGCAAAAACACCCCGCAGTCCATTAAGCTTTTTCTTAGCATTGGTGAAGGTATTGCCTGCAAGTAAGATTCTAGTAGAGTCATCCCCAAACTTATAGAACCTACGTATTACCAACCAAGTATTAAGATGCTTCGTAACGATCGTACTTTTCAATGAACCACGGGGCATGACATATAGAAGTCTACCATTACACGTTCCTCTCACCTCCACTTGTTTCTCTAACAGCTCTATCTGTTTCTGCGTCCAGTTGCAGAGCAGTTCGTGAATCGGGTCGAAATAGCCATCATCCTGCATTAGCCGGGCATATACCGCAAAGCTGTTGACACAGGCATCGCGGGTCTGTTTTAGGTCTATCTTCGTTCCGGGATTCATAATATGCCTATATAGTGGGCGCGCGCGAGCAGCTTTCGTGCCAATTATTTCTCATACTCTTTGTAACTGCCCCGTCCATTGTTGATAAAGTGTATATCAAATTCTTTATACAGCACATCCCCAGATACATCATCATCATCTCTGTATATCCGTGCCTCAAATACTGAGGAGATGCCCATACCAGTACCATCTATCTCAGGAAACTTAGCTATCTGTACCAGATCACCACTAACCCAAGTAAAAGCAAAATCTATAGCCGCTAGAGTGGTAAAACCTACTACCGGAGCCGCCCCATTATTGTGCCACCTATAGTCAATCTTAAAAGTGGGCTGCTCTGTAACCTCTTGTATAAAGTGTATGTGAGGCCTGACATTAGTGCCCACTGCATATGTATGAGGAAACTGTCCTACTATATAAAGTATCTCTCTTGTAGTATTACCATCCGGAAAGAGATAGCCCATCTCTGTCTCATCAAAGTGTGGTCGGTTATTAGAACCCTTCCTACTCGATGTTGCAGAGAACTTAAGATCATCCCAATAGTCATCATCCAGATACTTAAAGTTAGCCACTATCCTATCATGCAGCTTCTTACTGTACTTATTAACCGCTTCCCAACGAAGAGGGAATAAACTTCCCCTATTCATAATCTACTCCTTATACTGGGAGCCACAATCTGTTTTACGTACGCTCCACATATTAAAGATGTCCATCTACAACGTCAGGAATATCTCTCAGTATC